GCGACATCATCGGAGGGAAGCGCGCTTTGAATGTCAGCCAGGATCCAGCCGGAGCAACCTGGACTGTCCAACTGAGGGTTTGAAGATGGCAAATAGCGGCGGCGGTCAGTCCGGCAGCTTCGCCCTTAGCCTCGCGCAGTTCGCCGAGCAAGCCACGGAAGCCATCGACGCGAGTCTCCGCGAGATCATCATCGAGGTCGGCAGCAGCGTCATACGCATGTCGCCGGTGGGCAACCCTGAGATCTGGGCGCAGAACGCGGTTGCGAGCCAGTACAACAAGGCCGTGGACGATCACAACAGCGATTTGCGCAGCGATTCGGACAACCTGACGAAGGCGGGTCGACTTAAGCCTGGGCGCAAGCTGAACGACGGCATGGATATCGTCGCGCCCGAAGGCTACGTCGGCGGACGGTTCCGGGCGAACTGGCACCTCTCCATTGATGTCGTCGAGAACGTCACCTTTGACGAGGTTGACCCGAGCGGGCAAGAGACGATTTCAGCACTGGTGTCAGCTGTTAGCGACTTCACTGCCGGACAGACTGCCTACCTGATCAACAACCTGCCGTACGCCATCCCGCTCGAGTTCGGGCATTCGAACCAGGCGCCGGGTGGCATGGTCCGCATCACCGTGGCCCGCTTCCAGCAGATCGTGCAGGAGGCCATCAGGAACAACCAGATATGAGCCACAACATCATCGCCTCGATCTATGAGGCCAAGCTGATCAACTGGGCGAAAGCCTTGCCGGCGCCATTGAAGGTCGTCGTCGAGAACGAGGCCTATACACCTGTGAACGGCGCGACCTACCTGAAAGCATTCACGCTGCCAGCAGACACCGCGAGCAACACGCTTGGCGGTGACCACAAACTGTTCACCGGCGTATTTCAGGTCAGTATCGTGACGCCATCGGGCAAGTACCGTGGCGCGGCTGGTGCACTGGCCGACCAGATCGCCGTGTTGTTCCCGCTGTACGAGCGGAACACCAAGGGTGCGCTGACCGTCGTGACGATGACACCGGTTGACCCGGGCCCCGGCATTCCAGACGACACCACCTATACGGTTCCGGTTTCGTTCTTGTACCGAGCCGACACCAACTGAATTAGCCCGTTGGGCAAACCCAGAACCCGCCATTGAGCGGGTTTTGACATTTCTGCAAAGAGGAAAACCCATGAGCGTCAAGATTCCCAACGGCACCACGTTCGAGATCGCTGCTACTTTCGGTGCGCCGAAACCCTTCACCGTCATCACTAACGCCAAGCCTCCGGTTCTGACCGCTGCCGCCCACGGCCTGGCCGATGGCGACGTGATCGTAATTGATTCCGCCTGGGCGAAGCTGAACGGTCGACCGGCTCGCGTCGTCGACTCCGAAATCGGCACCTTCGCGGCTGAAGGCGTGGATACCACCAGCGTGAAGAACTACCCGGCCGGTTCTGGTGCGGGCACTGTCCGTACCGCTTCTGGCTGGACGCAGATCGCGCAGATCACTGAGCCCGCTGCCAACGGCGGCGAACAGCAGTTCCTCACGTACGGCTTCCTCGAAGACGATGATGACCGTCAACTGCCCACCACCAAGTCGGCCAGCAGCATGACGCTGCCGGTTGCTGATGATCCGGCTCAAGCCTATGTGGCTCTGGTCGAGGCTGCCGACGAAGACAAAGAGCCGCGCCTGGTCCGCGCAAACCTTCCGGGCGGCGCGACCATCTATTACTACGCGTACGTGTCGATCACCGCGACCCCGACGCTGAGTCGCAACAACATCATGACGCGGACCATCACTCTGTCGTTCGCCTCCCGCCCAACTCGCTACAACGCCTAAGGGGTTCCCATGGCAAAGTTTTCGATTGCGCCAAAGCCGACGTTCACCGTCGATGTGGCCATCCCGCAGGTTGGCGACAGGCCGGCAATGGTGCCGTTCACCTTCAAGTACCGCGACCGCACCGCACTGGCTGAACTGTTCGACTCCTGGAAGGCAAAAGCGGAAGCCCTCGGCGAACGCTTCAAAGGAACGGAGCCGACCCTTGTGGAGATCACCGCAGCCGAAGTCGAGCAAGGCGTCGATCAGATTAAAGATCTGGTCGTATCGTGGGGCTTCGGCGACAAGCTCAATGATGAGTCGATCACTGCCCTGGTGAAGAGCTGCGTTGGTGTTTCGGAGGTTGTGGTGAAGGCCTACAGCGAAGCCTTCGGCAAGGCCCGCCTGGGAAACTGACTGCCGCTGCCCGTGCGCTCTATGAGTCCGACGGTTCCGCCGAGCAGATGGCTTTGTTCGGGTTTTCGCCCGAGGACTACGACGAAACCTTCGAAGTCTGGCCGGACAACTGGAAGGCGTTCCTCGTCATGGATTCGATGGGGACTCAGTGGCGCACAGGTGCATGCGGCGCGACCGGACTCGATTATGGCGTCCTGCCCGACGTAATGAAACTCGTCGGCGTTCCGGCGAAGGATCGCCCCCGCGTGTTCCAAGACATCCGCGTAATGGAATCGGAAGCCATCACGGTTATGGCTGAAGCTCGCGACAACAGCCCGTGAAGACGGGCACTTATTCAAGGTGAGTCGATGAACATTGCAGAACTCGGCATCAAGGTCGACTCCGCTGATGCTGCCCAGGCTGCGACCGATCTCGACAAGCTGACCAAGTCCGGCGAGCGGGCAGAACAATCCGCCGTCGGCTTGATGAAAGAGATGGAAGCGCTGGAGAAGTCGCTGTCAAAAGGCGCGACCACCACGCAGGAGCTGGCCAAACAGCGCGAGAGTCTGGCGAAACTCACCAAGACCGGCGCTTATGGCGAGGCCGAGTTCACCAAGATCACCGCGCAGCTCGACAAGCAGCAGGTAGCCCTGGCCAAGTCGACGCTGGATGAGCAGAAGGCTCTGAACAGCCTGCTCGGCGCAATCGACCCGGCACGCGCGGCCATGGGCAAGCTCGACACTCAAGTCGAGCAGTTGGGCAAACACCTCGATGCCGGCCGGATCACCCAGGATCAGTACAACGCGGCTCTGGGTAAGATCGACGGCAACTATGCGGCGCTGGAGAAAACCGCTACCGGATTTGACCGGTTGAAGCTCGGCACCCGCCAGGCGCAGGAAAATGTCGTACAGCTCGGCAACGCGTTGTCGTCCGATGATTGGGGCAGCGGCGTGCGCGCCGTCGCTCAGTTGGGCGCTGGTGCGGGGGCATCAGCTGCTGGCCTACTCGCTATTCTGGCGCCAATTGCCTTGGCCACTGCTGCCGTCGGTGGGCTGGCCGTTGCCTACTACAAGGGCAGCAAAGAGCAGGACACCTATACCAAAGGCCTAGTGCTCACCGGTAACGCCTCTGGCATGACCGCCAGCCAACTTGGCGAAATGGCGCGGCAAGTCAGCGCGACCGTCGGCACGACTGGCCAGGCTGCCGAAGTGTTGGCGCTGCTGGCCGGCAACGGGAAAATCGTTGGCGAGAGCTTCGGCGGCATTGCCCAGGCTGCAGTGTCCATGAAGGAAGCGACCGGCAAAGCCATAAAAGAGACGGTTGCTGAGTTCGAAAAGATCGCAGACGAGCCGGTCAAGGCGTCAGCCGCGCTGAATGAGCAATACCACTACCTGACTGCCTCGGTTTACTCGCAGATCTCCGCACTGGAAGAGCAGGGCGACCACGCAGGTGCTGTGAAGCTGGCAACCGAGCAATACGCGGACGCGATCAATGAGCGTACCCCGAAGATTCTCGAAAACCTGAGCTTTTGGGAAAAGGGTTACAACGCTGTTGTCCGGGCTGCGGATGGCCTGAAGAATATCGGCCGGCCGGATATCGATGCTGATATCGAGCAGGCCAGGCGCAATCTTGCATCCGCCCAATCCGGCGATGTCGGCTTGTTCCAAAATCAGAAGGAGATGGTTGAGGTCTACAGCAACCAGCTCAACATGCTGGAGGATCAGAAGGCCGCGGCGGCCGACATTGCCAAATACGACGGCGAACAGGCGAAGGCACAGCAAAGCGCAGTTGTCGCGATGGCGAAAGTTGATGCTCTGACAAAGTCTTCTTGGACGAATGAGCAAAAGCGCGCAGATGCGCTGAAGGAATATCGCCGGCAACTCGACGATATCCGTAAGACTGACCCCAAGGACAAGCGTCTTGATCAGTCAGTCGTCGACAAGAACCTGGCGAACATCAACGATAAGTTCAAAGATCCGAAGGCCGCTGCAGGCAGCGCTGATCTGACCGGTTTCAACAACGCGAAGAACGCCTTGGCTGAGACCCTGGCCTACTACAAAAACGCCGACAAGGAATTGGAAGCGTCTCAGCGTGCAGGCGTGATCTCCCAGGCCAGCTACACCGAGCAACGGATCAGCCTGCTGAAGCAGCAATCGGAAGAAGTCGCTCACAGCTATCAGTCGGAAATCGATGCGCTCGAAGCGGCCAAGGCCAAAAAGGGCACGACTGCAGCGCAAGCCATCCAGATCGATCAGAAGATCGCCGATGCGCGCTCAGCGATGGTCAAGGCGCAGCAGGACAGTGAAAGCGAACTGTCGATCATCGCTAGCAGCGAGCAAGGCCGCTTAAACAAGCAGACCCTGGCCGTCCAGACCTACACAAGCGCGCTTCAGCAACAGGTCGATACGCTTCGGCAGCAGGGCCTGCGTGCGGCTTCTGGCCTGGGTCAAGGTGATCGGCTGCGCGGGCTGACGGATCAGCAAAACGGCATTGACGATCGCTTCAATCAGCAACGCCTGGAACTGGCCAACCAATACGGCGATGGCTCGCGCGGCATGAGTCTCGACGAGTACACCCAGAAGCTGGCCGCGCTGAAAGCCACACAACAAGACCTGCACGACACCGTGCAATCTAACTATGAGGAGATGACCGCTGCTCAAGGTGACTGGAGCGCCGGCGCATCGTCGGCGTGGCAG